AAGAAACACCCGGATATTGAAATGAAAAAACGCTTGCATGATTGACCGCGATTCCGTTCACACCTTGGTCGACAAATTTATAATAATCGTCCGCCTGAATTTCAAACGACAACGCACCCGTCGGAAAGTAAACAACCGATTGCGCAAGCGCGCCAGTGTTCATTGCGTTTTGCTGAATGTATTCACGAAGGTCGGCGGTTACTTTGTTACCAACGTTTAGAATAAATTTTTCGTAAACGCTTTGTGGTTGTTCAGCTTCAGCAACCGACACACCGAATTCTTCAAGGAAATCGAAATCAGCCATGGCGCGAAGATTGTTGTTTACTTAATATGTAATCTTGTTCGTCTTTCAATTTAAGATAGTTCATCCAGAATAACGTCTTCACGTACGGTTGTTTAGTGATTCCGTCAATACTCGTTCCAAGTTCTTGTCCAAGTCGCTGAAGTATTCTTGTCCACGTGAACCATTCATGGTTTTGAGATTCGTCATTGCGTTCCGTTGATTCATCATTGTCCGAATCGTCTGGATTGCTAAGATAGCGTCGTTCCGCTTCACTGATTCGCGCAAAAAAAAACCGAAGAAGTTCATGAATTCAGCGCCGTCGAATTGTTCCTTGAAAGCTTTGTATCGCTTGTCGTTTGGATTCAACACACGACCACGGTCGTCTTCTTGACAATACTCCATGCCTTCTTCAATGTAACAAATCGCAAGCGCCTGAACTGGATCACTTGCCACGTCTTCGATTAGTTTCAAGTCAATAATTTGTCCCGTGGAAATCAAACGGAAATCTTTTTCAAAGACGTATCGTTGACCGTTCACCGTCACTTCACCAAGCGGTTCGGAATAGGAATAATTCGCAATCATTCGCGTCAAGTGACCAGACAAACGCTGAACGTCTTCGATTGCAAGTTGCTTCACCTTGTTCACTTTCAATCCTGAAAAGATTGAAATAAGTTGACATTGAAAGTCAAGCATTTGAAACAATTCATCGTTTTGCTTTTCCTTGATGACTTCAGCTAACATCAACCACTTGACAAGCTGGTCTGGTTTACATTCGTGAATCGAAGCTGGTAATTTAATTTTCATATTCTCAAAGTGTTGTATTTCCCTTTCGATTTGTTGTTCTTCAAAGAATTCCACGCAAGCGCCAACGACATCACGCCGTCGTCGTGTAGTCCAGTCGGTGCGCTGTATTGAACGTTCCTTGTTTTCGGATTGTAAATATAAGTAAAACTTTCAAGTTCGTCAAGCAACCATTTCACATCGTTCACACGAATCGATTGTTGTTCGAACGATAACGCAAGGTCTTCAATCAACACTGGTTTTGACTTGGATGTCGTCACGAATGGAACGACCTTGTTGCGCAACGTGTTGTGAAGCATTTCGAAAAACACGTCACCTTGATTGTTGACTTCGACCGTGGTGATTGCATTGAAGCTTCGAATCAAGTTCGCAACCTTGTCAATGATTCGTGACCAATCGTCGTGTCGCCAGCGTTCGACGTGAACCATGTGACCGTGTTCGTTCAGGATAGTCAACACCGTGTAATCGTCAGCGCGTCCGATGTCAAGACCACCATACATTCGTTGTGTTCGTTCACCTTGACCGATACACGACGACACACCTTTGAACAAGCCACCAGCGTTGTCAAGGAATTCCGCAAGGTATTCTTGACGGAACACGTGGTCAGGTAATGACCGCTTGCGTTCTTCAAGTTCCTTCGGATCAATCATCGGATTGTCGAATGAAGTGAAATGGAAATATCGATATCGGTCGTCATAGTTTTGCTGAAGACACACCCGGTGAAAATGATTCTTTCCTTTCGGCGTTGAAATGAAGATGACCTTCTTTCCTTTGACAAGCACCGTCGCGGACAATACTTCGTCCCAAAGTTCAGGACGTGTAAACGCGAATTCATCGACCACCATGTAGTCGAATGTATTTCCACGAATGTTGTCTGGTCGTTCACCTGAAAAGAATTCAATCGATGAACCGAACCCAGTGATTCGCAAATCGGATTTGTTGAATTCAAACAATCCTGACTTTGCCACGGCGCGTTCAAGTTCAGCGAACACCTTCTTTCCTTGTTTGTAAACTGGTGTCACCCACGCAATCGTGCAACCTCGGTCATTGATTGCCCACCAAAGAAGTTGGTTGATTCCAAGCATTGTTTTACCGAACTGACGTCCGATGTTCAAAGCGAAATACTTTTCTTTGCCTTGGTTGATTGCTTGATGTATTTCAAGCTGGTGTTTGTGCGGTCGATAACCTTTAATCGTTGACATCGAAATCGAACTTGTCCACGGTGCGCGTTTCGACTTGTTGTCGGTCGTGCATTCCAAGTTTGTTCTTTGCGTAGAAAATTCCCTTGCCTTCATTCGCGACGATGTCACGCGCCAACGCATTGAAGTCGTTGTCGATTGTTTTTATAGTGTTCGACAATGGATGTGATTCGTCCTTCATCGCGTCGTACCAATTCGTTCGTGAATAGAAATCAAAGTGTTCACGGCGAAGCCAGTGTAACAAGAAATAAGACACGGTCGGAATGTGACGTTCCTTCACTTGCTTCACGCCTGAATTCGTCGCGATTTCCTTTGTCGAAGCGATACAATAATCACAATAGCGATAAGCCATTTCAAGCAATTCATCTTTGTCGATGTTGCGGTGTTTGTTTGCCATAAGAATATAAGTTCCCCTTTATTATGTTTACTTGTTCGGAATTCCCGAACGGTTCGGAATTCGTTCCAGTCCCTTAAATTTATTAAACGATGTCATTCCTTTCCCGTCTTTGATGTCAACCAACAAAAGACCGTTTTGCTTCAGCGATGTGATATGTACTTTTCCTTTCGCTTGTTTGACACGTTCCCATGAAATCTTGTCAAGTCCGCGATCCCTTGCCACGTCGAAAAGATTCCATTGCAAGCATTCAAGGAATTTTCGTGAATATACTTTGCCAGCACCACACGGTTCACCTTTTCGATTGTTCGTGTAACCTGACCAATAATGAAGTGCGCCTTCGTTTTGAAAGTAAATGTCTTTGAAGCCAATCATGTCAAAGTCAGGAATGGTTCGTTCAACATACTGAAGAAAAGCTTCGTCAATGTAGTCATCCGAACCTAAAAGAATAACCGCGTCGAAATCGATTTGTTCCAGTGTTCGAATTGCCATGTTCCATTTGTACGAAAGCGGATTGTTTCGATATTTCGCCATTGCGAAGATATCTTGACCTTGAAGGAACTTGCCGTCTTCGTCGTTTGAGTAAATGAAGACCTTGTCGATAAACGGCATGCGATTAATACATTCGGCGACCGTGTTGTGTCGTCCGTGCATTGCGGTGACGGTGATTATTTTCATCGGTTGTTATTTCGTGTTATTCGTGCTGGATTGCCGACAAGAACGGTGTTCGATTCAAGCGGTGTTTTCTTTGTAATTACAGCGGACATTCCGACCATACACTTTGAAGGTATCGTCACGCGCTGGTGAATTGTTGCGTTCATTCCGATGTTCGTTTGTTCGTGGATTTCAACGAACCCACCGATAACCGCGTGCGGTGAAATCGTGACGTCCTTGTGAATGATTGCGTCGTGTCCAATGTGAACGGTCTTCATAATATAAGCGCCGTCGTCAATGATTGTCGGTCGTTCCGATCCAGCGTCGATTGTTGCGTGACCGTGAATCGTTACGTTGTTACCGATGACAACACCGAATCCGTTTTGACCTTCGTGTCGTTTCGATTCCGCTGGTGCGCCGATTATGCAAAACGCACCGATTGTGACGTTGTGACCAATCGTGACACCCGGATAAATTATTGCTGTTTCGTGGATGTCAACCATTCTTCAATGTCTTTTCGTGTTGTCTTTCGTGTTCCTTTGAATCCAAGTTCAATCGCTTCGCGTCGAAGTTCCCCGAACGTCTTTTGTTTCGTTCCGACAAAGTGAAGCTTCGGCGGTTGTTCCTTCATGTGCGGTTCGTTGTTTTCCTGACGTACCGCTGGACGAATCTTGTCTTTGTTTTGGTTCAGCTTGTCCATTGCGATTCGAACGCAAGTTGCGCAAGCTTTGTTCAATTTGCCGAATCCGAGTGCTTTGTAGTGAACCGCAAGTTCATCTTTCAAGGTGTCATCCAGATTCGCGTATCGGTGTCGTCCGAAGTTTTCAAGCTGGTGTCGAAGTCCGTTACTTATAT